ACCATAATGCAACGTCATCCATCGGAAGTACCTGTAAACACTTGCATCCATACGAGGCCAGAATTTACACTGTTATTGGAAAACCTTTGGGGTAGTGGGTAGCTAGTCCCCTCCTCCGCACCATCTTGTCAAGATAAATCGTACAAACCAAAGAAAATAAAGCCCCTCAGGTAATCCTGAAGGGCTTTTTTCATGCTTAGAACTGGACAACGGGGGACATTAGGGGACAGTTGGAGGTCACTTTAAGGTTGGCTTTCATCGCTAAGCAACAAAATGGGTTAGTAAAATTTTTTCCAACATTGGTGGCAAAATCAGTGTCTCGCCAGTATACTGCCGCATCGCTAAGGCATCGCTAAGAAAACGGTGTCGCCCGTATCCGCTGCCAAGGGGTTACAGGAAAAATTCCCAAAATTCTGGTACGCTACAGTCACTCGGGTTATTTTGGCAACGTATGCCACCGTGCATGTGGCTGTACTGGCATTGATGGTCACGTTCATGACGGCTGGTGTGGTCGATGGAGCCACAGTGCCAATGGGTGTGACGGTCTGCGCTGAGCCGTTGGCCGAAACGCACTCATAGTAGGTGTCACCAGCCACGGTGCTATATCGAATCAGCACGTATGAGCAGGTTGGGTTGTCACCGGCAATCAGCGTGTTGACTGAGCAGCTATTTCCAAGTAAGCCCATCCACTGACGAACCGTTGCGTAATCCCCGGCTGCGGCATACGCCATAATCCACGTCAAGGTGGGTTGCTTGCTGTCCAGATAGGGTGCGCTGTAGCCGTACCATCCCGCAGAGCTTCCCGTGGTTGCCGCCGAACTCGCCTCAAGTAGAAGCGGTGTGGTCGTTGTAGCGGATGCCAAGGCCGGTGTACCGTTGGCAGAGGTCAAGTAATCGCCCTGACAAACGAATGCCGGGGTGGGAGAGGCGAATGTGCCCACGACACCTATTAGGCAGCGTTCAACGAATCCATGGTTGAATCCAGCGTCAGCCGATACGCCTCCCAACCCAGTAACTTGGGAAGCGGGGAGCGACAGGGAAGGCAACGTCGTCAGTGATGAGTTAGATGCTGCGGTGATGTTCGCTGCCGTGCCTGACGTGTTGGCCGCGTTGTTTGGAATGTCACCAGAGACAAAGGTTGGAAGTCGAGCGTGTCCCAGTGTCCCGGATGAGATGTTGTTGGCATTCGCTGAGTAGGCTTCTGCTGCGGTCAAGTCCGTTGCCGCTGTGCCAAGCGGGTCGTAGAGGGAAACAAGCGTAGGGATGTCTCCTATCACCAAGGCGGGAAGCTGAGCGTGTGGCAACGTTCCTGTGGTGATGTTGGAGGCGTTCTCTGATAGCACGTTCCAAACGTAGGTTCCTCCCACATTGTTATTGCTGCATTGGTACACGATGAGAGCCTGAGACAAGGCCAACACTCCGTTGTTGCTCGATGCCGAGCACGGTTGTGCTGGTGCCCCTACGGTCTTCAGGTAGTAGGCAGATGAGACGCCAAGATTCTGCGCGATAGCTGGTACTGCAACGAGAAAAAGAAACAGAAGTAGTTTTTTCATAATTTAATATCCTTCAAGAGTGATGACGCCAGTTTCACCAACGCCGCTTATCGTTATGGCTGTGGTAGAAAGTGCGGTTACGGTGGCACCTCCAGCATTCGCTCCGATGGTGTAATCCGGTGAGAAAGAAAAGGAGGTCGGGAAGACATAGGTTGCTGTTCCACTGAAAGCGTTCAGGTAGATAATCACCTTCTTATAGAAGCTTTCTTGGAACGGTTCTGAGAACACAGCAGTCCCCGAAGTAGAGCCACTGATGGTGGTCTGTGAGCTTCCGCCAGTCCCACCAGTAGGTGCGGGAACGCCTGTTCCAGCCGTCACTTGGAAGCAATACACCCAACCGTCGAGTGTGGTCACAAGCAGTTGATTCCCTCCGGTGCCTGTGACATTTCCAACATACGGTGTACCTTCGATTCCACCCTTGACATAGATGCTGCCGATGACTGCACCGTTTAGCGGGTTGAGAATGGAGACTGTTCCAGCCATGTCGCAACACACCAACACAGGTATGCCTGTATTGAAAAGGTCACCGTACCGGATGGAGGAGTTGATTGTGGCACCGCCAACAGATGTCTGCCACACTGTAGCTCCAGCCGGATTGCAGCAGCGGATGAATCCAGCGTGATTTCCGTATACGTAGTTTTGACTTCCACTGACCATCGAGAGGATAGCCGGTTCGTTGTCAACACCCGCATAAACGTCCCCATCGTTTGAGCCTGAGATGGAGAGCACATTGCCTGTGGTGCCCTGAATGACAAAGACGCGACTCGACCGGCAAGCTATGAGAATCTCGATGATGCCATCGTTGTTGATGTCGCTTGCGGAGATGAAGGCGTCAAGCTGGTTGGTGTTGTAGTTCACCTCAGGGGACACACTCCAGATGAGTGCGCCGGTGGAGGCGTTGAGGCAGTAACAAAATCCGCTGACGCATACCGCTACACACTGAAGGCCGCTGCCTGTAACTTGCATGACCAACGGAAAGGGTTCGATGTTTTCGCCGCACTCATACTTCCAAACCAATGCGCCTGTGGTCGCGTTTATCTTTGCTATCTCTCCATCGAAGCCTGTGACGTAGAGGTACCAAGTGCCAGACTCTTCGTTCAGCGTTCCCGCGTGCTCGTAGTAGATGTCAGAAGAATACCGGGGTGTAACTGTGTATACACTGGTTGCGTTTGGAATCGTCACCCAGTTCGTGACAGTAGTCAAAGTGTGAGCCGACACACTGGCAATCTCCAGCGTCTGACCAATTCCTGTTCCAGCCGTGATGTTCAGAAATGCCCCATACCCCACACCGGCTGCGCGAGGAGATTGAAACTCACCAACAGCCCAACTCTTCGTGGTGTCGGTCAGTGTGTTAGTTGTCCCACTGGTAGCTGTGCCGGTGCCTTCCCGAGCGTAGGAGTTTTGAAACTGCCAAACATTTCCTCCGTTGTGGTCAAGGCAGTGGATTTCCCCGTCGTAGCTTGACCCATAAATGTAGGGGAGCCCGGTTCCAAGCACGTCAGCCGCTTGCGGCCTTCCATAACATTGGTCACCAAACGCCTTGCTCCAATTGAGAACACCTGTGGAAGCTACCAGAGTGTACAGGTACCAATCCATGCATTCAAAGGCAACGTTGACCACACCATTGTTAGTAAAGACAATCGGAGTCGAATAGATTATCTGATGGCTTGGAACCTGATAGCTCCAAAGCGAAGTCGCCGTTACGCTTTCGGTGGGCAACCCACCCCCACCACCAGCGGTTCCTTCCCCTACAGCGAACCAAGCTACGGTCTGCGGAGCTACCACACCGCATGTTCCTGTGAAGCCGTTAATCGTAGTCAAACCACCGACCACGTTTGCAAAGCCGGTTGGGGAGGAGTAGCTCCCATTCGTGATAGGTGTCACTTGGATTACGATGGATGAAAGCGTGGTAAACGGAGTCGGGAAGGTTACAGCGGTCCCCGCACTGGTGGAGGCAAAAGTTTTAAACCCCCACTGCCAGATGACTCCTGATGCGGGGTCTTGCACCCAGTATCCGTTGATGTTGCTGCCGCTGAGACTTGTTGAACCGGACGGTACAGCCCATGTGCCATCGGCTCTCAGAAACATACCTGCGGCTGCATCCCCAATGCCCGGTGCAGGAACGTTGCCAGAATAACCACCGGCTCCGCTGTCTCCAATCATTAGAGGGTCAAAGGCGGATATGGACGCCATCGGTGCTGCACCGTCAGATTGAAAGACGACGTTGCTTGAACCTGATGGAGGCGTTGGAGTATCCGCGTTTAAGTTGAGACCATTAGTCGGTTGTGCCATACTCTTCCTTTAAGTCGATGGGGTCGATGGGTAGTGACGCGCTGGTACACCAATCGGACGAGCCCACGTTGTTGGTGTGTTAGTCATGATTGACAGCGGGTTAGGCCAACCACCGGCTATTACATTTGGTGTTATGCCGCTGCTCCACGAAGCTGCCGGAAGTGCCTGAATAGCCCCGATAAATGTCCAGCCGATTTGCCCTACGTTGGCGTTGCTGGTTGAACACGAGTGGGTTAAGGTGGTCGTGTACGGACTCACATCTCCCGTCAGATTTGGGTCTGCAATGCACACGTAATACCACGTCGGCACAGTGGGTGTGGGGATGGACATTGCCCCTCCGTTGTACGTGACTGCCACATTGGAGCCGAATGTGACCGTGACCTCTCCATCTACGGCGATGGTGTTTGGCTCAGATTGCACCAAGCAAAACTGCGGGGAATTCTGGTACAGCATCAACCCACTTGCTGCTGATACTTGACCCGAGTTAGTTGGAAGAATCGTGAATGACACAGCCGACAGATTGCTCAGAGGTTGCGGATTGTTCCCAAAATTATTTACCGCTTGAAATTTGAAATAGATTGTTTTTCCCTGCCAAGTCGGGTCATAGGTGTATTTGAAGATTGAGGCGTCGAGTCTCATAAACAGTGAACCAATGGCGTGTGAGGAAATCGTAGTTCCCAACTGACCACGACGGATGTAGGTACCCAACGTGTAGGTGTTCTGCCCTGTGACTGATGCTGCTGAATACGAGATGACCTCTCCGCCAACCCACACGAGCATGGAGTCGTTATCAGCCGCCGTAGTGGTTCCTGATGCAAGCGGTGCGCTGTTCTCAACCAGTTGGACGACCAAGTTATCAGTCGTGTCAGGGTCACTGCCCGATGGGTAGATAGCTGCCAGTTCACCGATGACTGCCGGTGTGTCAATTGTTGCAACCTGAATGTAGGTCACGTTATCCTGACTGACCCACACATTGGTTGCGCCGTAGTTTTCACCCGTTCCACACGCGCCAAGCCAAATTTGGTTGGAACCAAAGTTAACCAATCTCCCGTAAGCTTCAAATAGGACGACCTCCGATGTGCCCGGTGAAGCAAAGGCGTTCGATACAACCTCACCTGCGCTCTGACCTTTGTTGAACAGAGTGGGGCAACCTGCGCCGAAAGGATAGTCTTCCGCTTCAATTTTCAAACCAGTGATAGGGTCGTCCACAATCTTGGTAATTCTTACCGGCAGGTTAGTCACCCCGAGGTTGGTGTTGTTGATTCCCTGCGCCCACACGGATGATGTGGTGATGGTTACAACGTCCATCGGTTCCAGATAGCTGTAGATGAATGGCAGCGCGAATTCGTATGTGTTGCGAATGTACGTGCCGTGTTTCAGCCTCATACTCGCAGCGAATGTAGCTGCGGTGAGCGTGTGGATGAAGTCCCAGTCTTGCGGGTCTTCGAGGCGTGCTCCAAATCGGTTGATTAAACTCTGGTCGCTCTCTTCGGTAATCTCCTTACTGTATTGATTCGTCCTGTTGTCCCATTGAACCTGAACGCCGTTGAAGGCATCCTGCCATGCACTGCGCTTGATTTCAACCGGGTCTGCGCCTTCCTTGCCGATAAAGCATGTGTCATCGAGAGCCACAATATATGAAGATATGGCTGTATAAGTGCAACCATTTCCCGCCTGACTTGTATCGGCGAACGGCACCAACTTCAGAAGTCCCTCACTTACAAACGCGGAACACATTCCCGCCTCCAACCACTTGCTCATCGTGCTGTCGGCTGTGTCCTGAGAGTCGAGCGAGGGACTGATGAAGAAGCTATTGGCCGCGAACCAGTTCCATGCGGTGCTCCCAACAGATTGAACAGAGGGCGTACCGGGTGTGCCCCAAGTTCCGCCAGACCCGTTGTCGATGAACGACGATGGGAATGGAACTGCGCCGACACCCAGTCCCTGCACGGTGTCGGTCAGAACCCGGTATATGCACTGCACAGGGTTGCAGTCTTTGATGGCAGTGCCATTTGCATAGACACCGCCGTAGACATCGGGTGTGATTACCTCGTAACTAATCTGTGCCGGTTCTGCCTCCGCTCCCAAGTCCATCGGCTCAAAAAGGACGGTTGCAATTCCTGAGTACCCGATGGCCGCAGATGGGAAGCTGCCGGTGAGGAAACTGTAAGGAGCTTGACCAATGTTTCCGGTTGCGAGGGTGAAGTCCAACATGGTGGACTCGTTCTGACCAACGGCGGATAGGTTCTGAATTTGAAACGTGATGATAACCTCAGCCCCGATGTCGGCGGTAGAGAATTTGTAAGCAGCAGGTCCGGAACCAGTCTGCGCGTATGTTCCGATTACTGTCGGGGTTCCGCTCACTCGTTGAAGCGCATTACCTGCATCGGCTCCTGTTCCACCGTAGACGACTCCGAGGTCAGCTTCGAAAGTAAAAGTTCCGCCTACATAGATGATTTTGCCTGAAGGAATAAGGTCGGTCTCTTGGTTGTTGATGGTCGTGAGCAAATAAGAGTACGCAAGAGTCACCGACTGACCGGAGTTTCCAGAAGAAAAGTTGTATACCCCCGTGGATGGATTTACGGAGTAGGTTCCTGTGGTCAATGTGCTGCCATACGCAAGCTTCTTGAATGGAATGGACGTGGTGTTGCCAACCGTGGTGGTGCCCGGTGCAGAGTAATCGCTGTAGGTAGCTGAGTAGGTTGAGACCGGAGTTACGCCGTAGTCGTTGATGAGTGCGGCGGCATTTACAGGGGTGTAGGTGTAGGGCGAATTGACGGTGTAATTCTCAGCCGCGTTTGGAGAAGGCAACCATGACTGACCAGTCCAGACATCGCCTATGCCTGAGATAGGACCGGCTGAGAGACCGGCAACCACGTCGGCAGAGTAGAGGTACTGTCCTGTCTTCCCCCCACCCTTACCAGAAGCTTGCTTCTTGGAAAGTTCATTCGCTTGGAACCCATCAATCCAAAACATCAACTGGTTGGTTTTGACCGTGCCCATCACCCACGTGACGGGCTTACCCAAATCGCTTGAGTTGACCTTGACGCCGAAATACTTTTCTGGCTTGTTGCCCGAACTAAAAACGTTTCCCATTATGTATCCTACTTAAGTGTAAAAAACATCTTTTGAGCCTTCAGAAACCGCAGTCTTTTCTTAGCGTTTCCCTGCTTTACTTCATCACCGAACGCATGAATGAAGTCAGGCCACTTAGTTATAATTGCTCCGTGACAGAATGACGAGCTTCCAGTCAGTTTCCATACTACTACGTCCCCCGGCTGTACCTCTTTTTCGGGGATTTCACGAAAGTGAGTCATCACCAAATCAACATACTCTGTGCTTGCTCGATGCACCCCTATCATCAGCGGGTAATCCTTTGGAAGGTCAACTATCTCGGGAATGAGCCCGACGTTGTGGTAGACGGCGTATAGCAACTGCCCACAGTCCACCCCTGCACCTTTGACGTGGCTCCAACCCCGGTAGGGGGTGTGAATCCAAGACTTGGATTCTGTTACCACAGCTTCGCGTTGTTCAGTAGTTAGCATGGTTTATAGCGCATTCACAGGCGGTGGAACAAACGGCATACCGCCAAAATGGATTAGGTTGTTGAACTTCTGCGTACATGTCGTGACAGATTTGTCACATCCCGCGATTACAGAAAAGGTGTCGCCGATTTGAGGAACGAAAATCCACGGGTACATCCCTGTCAGAGTTCCACCCGCGTGTAACTTGACGCACTGGCTCAAGCCAACGTTATTGCCGGTGAGACACTTGACCACGCCTTGTGTGTAATAACCCGCAGCCGCTACAAAGGGCGTAGCAGGTACAAGCACCCAAGCTGTCGAACCTGTCGTAGCGGTGAAGTCAATCGTCTTGGTGGCAGGGTCTATGCCACAGTTAGCGTCGGCGAATCCCCATGGGCAGTTGGACTGAATGATGCGCGTGGGAACTTTGACATTGAGCAAGTAGAGATAATCCGCGCACTGAAACTTCACCACACTGCGGCTGATGCTCTGGATGTCAGTTATCTGTCCTACAAATTTTGTCTCCACACCTTCGGAGACATTTCCGTATTGACCGAAGGGCATGTACACCGTCTGAACGGTAACCTCGCACGCATCGAACAACCCGTTGAGAGCCCCATATAGAATGCCCGTGGTGGTTCCGGGGAAGAGTGTTCCTTGTTGCGGGATACAGGTCAAACCCATTGTGTTGCTATGCAGGTCGAAGCTTGCATCGGATGTGATGGCACCACGAGCCCATGTACCATATTTACTGGCGTGGAAGAGAGTTGTAGCGCCCGTCCAGCCAACAGTACCCGATGGGATGGTGACGCTGAACTGACCATCGGTTGCATACAACGTCTGACCGTTAGGCAGAGCGATGGTGAAGCAGTCGGCACGAATGCAGTTTGGGTTGGCCGCGAGAAATGTAATCAAGCCGGTCGGCATCAAGCGTTTCACTTATACGCCTCCCGGAGCCGCTATGTTTCCATAGACGCTGACATCGCCTTGGAACTCTGATGAAAACTTAACCCCTTGCACCAGCCAATGGTCGGTGCCACTGTTGATGGTGAAATTACGGGTCGAGTCAATGGTGTCCTCGCTGAACCTGCACAGGAAGTAGAAGCTGCCAGACCAAGTGAGGATGCCGGTGTTGATTGGAGCGGTGGAGAAGGTTACCACTCCAGTTGCGGAGATGGAAGCGGGAGCCGTAATGGTTCCGTTCACATAGATGTTCGGTGTTCCATTCGTGTTCTGAATGATGTCTGGCTGTCCATAGATGTTGCGGGACAGTTGAAACTTTGTTGAAGTCCCATCCCCGACACCGAACTGAGCACCAACCAAGGTGTTGTCCTGTGGGTCG